GCAAAGCTAGCAGAAGATGAGGCTCTGATGGATGTTTTTCGTAGTGGAGGAAACTTTCACAGTACGATTGCTCATACAGTATTTAAACTACCCTGTGCTGTAGAAGATGTAGCCGAATTGTATTCAGATCGACGACAAGCTGCTAAAGCTGTTACGTTTGGTATAATGTATGGTGCTGGCCCTGCAAAAATCAGCGAACAAGTAACAAAAGATAGCGGAAAATATTTTTCCAAGAATGAAGCTGCCGAAGTAATTAATGACTACTTCAAGACTTTTCACAAACTAAAGTCTTGGATTGAAACTAATCAAAAGTTTATTGAGCAGAATGGATTTACATACAGTTACTTTGGCCGCAAAAGGAGATTACCAAATGTCGCATCAGAAGATAAAGGCATCAAGTCTCATAGCATTAGGTCTGGTCTTAATTTTTTGGTGCAGTCTGCTGCTTCTGATATTAACCTCTTAGGCGCTATTGATATGAGTGCATTTATTAAAAGTCAAAGAATGAAGTCTAAAATATTCGCACTTGTGCATGACTCGATTCTTGCAGAGGTTCCAGAGGACGAAATAGACTTTTATTGCGAAATGTTAAAAAAGTTTATTCAAATGGACAGAGGAATATCCATACCTGGGGCACCTGTAGGGTGTGACTTTGAAATAGGAGATGACTATTCAATGGGTAAGTTTGAAAAGCAGTATTTGTGATTATAACTTATCGAGACATAGAACAAATAACTTTTCCAGTATTTAATTTACCAAATGGAAACTGGCAGCTCTTAGATGGGCTGCTTTTTCTTGATGATCTAATACTAGATGATAAGAATATGAAGGGAGCCACACTTGGTATTAGAAGATTGCAAACACCTCATGAAAATTTGTTTTCTTTAAAAAAGTCTTTAGACAGTCACTTAGGGTTAATTAAATCCCGGGATAAACACTTTATTGATACAACGGGAACTGTTTTTATATACGAAAGAACTAAAACGTGTCCCTTAAAGTATCATAGTATAAGAAAGATAACAAAGAAACAAGTAGCCTCTTTGTTAGAACTAAACGGAGTAAAAAAGAAATTTATAGTACCCCGTCCTCCGCCTAGCGATTGCAACTGGGCAGGAGTAATTTATATCTACAATATGCCTTGGCTACTATATGATTACGCTGAAACTAAACCAAAAGATACGAGGCGAAAAGTATGAAACTTAGTCAAAGACTGGACATAGTAGTATTAGTGCTAATAATACTTTATGTTCTTACGGGATGCACTACCACTGAAGTTCTAGATACAATGTCCAAATTCAATCAAGATAAACCTTTATATGACATACATGGCTGTAGAGAAGATGAGGTTTATTGGTGTGAAGGACACGATAGAAGAAATGCAGATTGTATGTGTATCGAAAGAACAATAATGGAAAATAACTTACAGCGATTACGAAGATTCTAAAGTGAAAGCAGTAGTAAGTAATAGAATATTATTAGAAGTAACACCAGAGTATAAAGAAGTTTTAAGTAAAGAACTTACATACAAGGTGCCCGCTCCTAATCCTAAAGACCCTCCTCTTGTCATAAAAAATATGGCAAGAGTGAGGGATAATTTAGTTAGTATACCTATTGGAAGAACGGATTTAATACCAGATGAATATGAAGTGGTGGACAAGAGGCTTATGGTGCCTGTTACTTTTCCTGATTTTAAGTTTGTACTCCGCGAGTCTCAACAAGCCGTCTACGACGAGCTCAACGATAGCAGTATCATCAATGCGTGGGTAAGCTGGGGAAAGACTTTTACAGGTCTTGCAATCGCAGGAAAGCTAGGACAAAAAACATTAGTTATTACACATACAGTACCCCTGCGAAATCAGTGGGCAAAGGAGGTAGAAAAAGTATATGGAATCACCCCAGGCATTATTGGTAGCGGTAATTTCAATACCGATTCTTGTATTGTGGTTGGTAATACCCAAACACTCTACAGAAATATCGATCGAATTCGAAAAATGTTTGGAACAATTATCTTGGACGAAATGCACCACGTATCTTCGCCAACTTTTTCAAAAATCATCGACACAAACCACGCACGATACAAAATCGGATTAAGTGGTACAATAGAAAGAAAAGACGGAAAGCATGTAGTCTTTCGAGATTACTTTAGTCAAAAGGTATTCAAGCCGCCGAAAGAAAACTTTATGACTCCAAAAGTAGATATTATAAAGTCAGAAATAAGATTCATGGATGGCGCTAGGATACCTTGGGCTAATAGAGTTACTAATCTAGCAACAAATGAAGAGTATGTTCACACAGTTGCAATGCTTGCTTCTTACTATGCAGCAAGAGGGCACAAAGTTCTAGTCGTATCAGATAGAGTAAATTTCTTGAAAAACTGTGCTATACTAGCGGGTGAAAAAGCAATATGTGTTACAGGCGATGTTCCTCACGAAGAACGTGAAACATTGTTAAATGAGATAAATTATGGTGATAAAAACATTCTTTTTGGGACTCAAGCAATATTTAGTGAAGGCATATCAGTCAATGCCCTCTCTGTCCTTATACTCGGTACCCCTATCAACAACGAGCCCCTCCTCACACAGCTCATCGGAAGAGTCATCCGAGAGCGAGAAGGAAAAAAGACTCCTGTAATAGTAGACATTCATCTCAAAGGGAACACTGCTCGGAAGCAGGCTTCCAATAGAATGGGATACTATATGAAGCAGGGTTGGCATATCAATCAAGTATAGAAAAATAGTTCTTGACATTTACGTTAGATTTTAGTATAATATGTTATTATTCGATTGGAAAAAAATTTATTCTACAGCCGCAGGAGATCCTGCAGATATTGTACGAATATTAAGAATGTTAGTAGAAAAACGCATTCCAAAGAATAAGTATGACAAAACATTTTTTTATTCACAGATAAACTTTGACGGTACGAGTTTTCTAGTTCATCCAGAAAGGTTATTATACGATGGATATAAATATTCTCTTCGAGAAGTGGCTGTATATACAGGCATTGCTGCTATGCGGCCTCTTTCTGATTTCTATGCTAATCATAAAATAACCTTAGATACACTAGTTGTACCGGAAGAAGCTTTAATACACATTTATGAAAACAGGCTACTGGATGTAAAAGATAACAAAATACATTTTTTATATGAAGGAAGTCCATCTAAAAAGGAGATACATTAATGGCACTTACATTTAACAAAGCAAAGGGCGCAGCTCAAAAAAGTTCAATCAACACTTTTGTTCCACAGGACGGCGACAATAATGTTCGGCTTGTAGGCGACGTATTGGCTCGTTACGTTTACTGGATCGAAGGCGAAAATGGAAAGAATATTCCTTTGGAATGTCTTTCCTTTGATCGAGACGAAGAGCGCTTTAACAATAAAGAAAAAGACTGGGTTCGTGAATACTACCCCGATCTGAAGTGTGGCTGGAGCTACGCTATGCAGTGCATTCACAATGGTGAATTAAAAGTCTTTAACTTAAAGAAGAAGCTCTTTGAGCAGATCATGACAGCAGCTGAAGATCTAGGCGATCCTACCGATACTGAAACTGGTTGGGATGTCAAGTTCAAGCGAGTTAAAACTGGTCCTTTGCCCTATAATGTAGAGTATCAAGTACAGGTACTCAAGTGTAAGTCTCGTGCTCTTAATGAGGATGAGCTGTCACTAATTGCTGATCTGAAGTCTATGGATGATGTTATGCCTCGTCCAACTCCAGATGCACAAAAAGAGTTACTCGATAGAGTACGAGAGGGCGCTAGCAATGAAGCTAACGTAGACGAAGAAGCACTAGAGAAAGAGTTTGACGTTGCATGATTCTTTTTACAGCCGATTGGCATATAAAACTGGGACAGAAAAATGTCCCAGTTTCTTGGGCTTTAGATAGGTACAAGTTATTTTTCGAGCAAATATATAGCTTGGAAAAGATGTGCAATATGCACATTATTGGGGGCGATCTCTTTGATCGCCTTCCTAATATGGAAGAGCTAGAACTTTACTTTTCTTTTATACGAGGAGTAAGTATTCCAACGCTTATCTATGATGGAAACCATGAAGCTACCAAGAAAAATAAAACTTTCTTTACACAGCTAAAACAAGCAAGTAGAGATATTAACCCTTTAGTACAGATAGTGGATATTTCATACCGTGATTCCGATTTTGGTTTTGGCGTTCTTCCTTACGCCGACTTACATAGAAAAGGAAGCATTGAAAAATTTGTACAGACAGAACCACTGTTTACTCATGTACGAGGAGAAATACCTCCCCACGTCAAGCCAGAGGTGGACTTAGACAGGTTTGAGGATTTTCCTATCGTATTTGCAGGAGACCTACACGCACATAGCAATACTCAGCGTAATATTATATACCCTGGCAGTCCAATGACGACTTCCTTTCATAGAACTAACGTAACTACTGGTTATCTTCTTATAAATCCAGACGATTGGTCTTGGATATGGGAACCTTTTGACCTTCCACAATTGATACGTAAGACTGTAAGTAGTACAGAAGAAATGATACCTACTGATTACGACCATACAATATATGAAATAGAAGGGGATATACAAGAGCTCGCAGATGTAAAAAACTCAGAACTACTAGATAAAAAAGTAGTGCGAAGAAATAGTGAGGCAGCATTACTTCTTGATAAAGAAATGACAGTTCAAGAAGAGCTTACAGAATACTTGCAATTTGTACTAGAAATAGAAGAAGCACGAATACCAGATATTATAGGAACTTTTAATGATTACGCTTCAAAAGTTGCAATGGAATAATTGCTTTAGTTACGGAGAAGGCAATGAAATAATGCTGGATGAAAGAACTCTAACCCAAATCCTAGGTACAAATGGTATGGGTAAAAGTTCTATTCCTTTAATTATTGAAGAAGCTCTGTATAATAAAAATTCAAAAGGAATTAAAAAAGCAGATATTCCTAACCGTTATGTAAATAATGGCTATGATATAATTCTTGATTTTACTCGCGATGACGATGAATATAGAATAACTGTAAATCGAAAAACAAACGTAAAAGTAAAATTCGAAAAGAATGGAGAGGATGTATCTAGTCATACAGCTACAAACACATATAAGTCTATACAAGAAGTTATAGGCATAGATTTTAAGACCTTTTCACAACTCGTATACCAAAATACAAACGCAAGCCTACAATTCTTAACAGCCACAGATACTAATAGAAAAAAGTTTTTGATTGAGCTTTTATCTCTAGAAAAGTATGTTGAGCTTTTTGAATTATTCAAGTCTGCTTCCAGAGATATTTCTATGGAAGTAAACGCACTTGATAGTCAGGTAAGTACGATTGAAAAATGGTTGACAGATAACAAATTGACAGATACCAACGTACTGCCAATGCTAAATTTAGAAATTGATACGGAAGAAGAAGAGAAAGAGTTTCGGTTTTTAACGAAAGAGATTGAAAATATTTCCGAAAAAAATAAAAAAATTTCTAAAAATAATTCTTATATAGAACTATTGAAGCAGGTAGATATAGAGGACGCCAGAAAATGCACTGTTGAAAAGAAAGAATCCTATGATGATTTACAAGCAGAGTTAGGAAGTCTCAACGGGGTCGTAGCGGGGTCCAAAAAATTACTAGAAAAACTCAATAAGCTCGGAGATCACTGTCCCACGTGCGAACAGGAGGTAGACTCTGACTTTAAACAAGCCCTCATCTTGGAGGAATCCAAAAAAGTTGCAGAGGCAAGAGAGAGACAAGATGAAATTGAAAGAAGAATATCGCAAATTAAACGAAACAATCGAGAGTACGACAGTGCTCGAAAAATTGAAAGGGATTGGGAAGACTTGTACCGAAGTATCGACAGAACTCTCCCAGTGGCCCTCTTGGATAAGGACGAGCTCGAAAAACGCTTGGCTAGAGTACGAGATGACTTGGGCAGAGCAAAAAGCGAAGTGGAACGTATCGCAAAAGAAAACGAACAGCGAACAAAACACAACACCAGAATCCAAGTAATACAAGAACAAACTGATGAATTTTGCGCTCAACTGGAAAAAGCACATGAGAAGCTAAAGAGTATAGGAGAGCTTTCATCAAATCTAGAGGTATTGAAAAAGTCTTTCAGTACTAATGGTTTAGTTGCATACAAGATAGAAAATCTTGTAAAAGAGTTAGAAGAACTCGCAAACCACTATCTAGCAGAACTTTCAGACGGTAGATTTACACTTGAGTTTGTAGTAACAAATGATAAGTTAAATGTACAAGTCACTGACAATGGAAATGTTGTAGACATTCTTGCGCTTTCGAGTGGAGAGTTAGCCCGGGTTAACACAGCAACACTAGTTGCAATTCGAAAGCTAATGAGTAGTATTTCCAAATCCAGGATAAATGTATTATTTCTGGACGAGGTTATCAACGTTCTTGACGAAACAGGTCGAGAGAAAATAGTAGAAGTTCTTCTTCAAGAAGATCTAAATACTTATATTGTTAGTCATGGATGGAGTCATCCACTGCTTGAGAAAATAGAGGTTATTAAATGCGACAACGTCAGCAAACTAGAGTACTAAACAGACTAGCGTCTGGTAGAAGACAACGATGGTTAACACAGGAGGATGAAAATGAGACAAATGATAATGGAAGCTCTGAAGGCGAAGTACTTCGGAGTGATGAAAGAAGCTCAGGCAAATATAGAGATTTATCTGGAAAGCCCAGTTGGTATTGGAGAGCACCCAGACATAATCGCCGCAATTGACTCACAACTCGCAATACTTGCAGAAGCGCAAGAAAAATTTCAAGTACTAGAAGAATTTAATCATGGTGGACAGTAGAGCAAAAGGAGCCCGAGGAGAATATTTGGTCAGAGATTTATTGCGCGAGTACACAAATCTACAGTTTGAAAGAGTCCCTAACTCAGGAGCTTTAGAGTATCTAAAGGGAGATTTATATATACCGCATGAAAAAAATAAATATTGCATAGAAGTAAAAAATTATGCAGATTCTCCTCTTACTGATAAAATTTTTACTGCTCCAAAAACTAACAATCTTATTCGGTGGTGGACTAAGTTAAAGATACAAGCGGCTCAGGGTAATCAAGAAGCCTTACTTTTCTTTAAATATAATAGATCCCCTATTTTTGTAGTTACAGGCGATAAACCTAAAAACTTTTCTTTGTGGATCAATATAAATTTTTTAGGATGTTATGTAATGGTTGCAGATGAGTGGTTAAAGAATGAAAATCCGGAGTTTTTATAATGGCATTTAGTTTTGAAGATAAGCTATTTGATGAAGATTCTCCCTACTCTACTCTAATTGTTGACGCTTTGAACTTGGCTTTTCGATGGAAGCATCAAGGAAGGTCAGACTTTCGTTACGAATTTGAAAGTACTGTCCAAAGTTTAGCAAAGTCATATAATACAGATAGAATAATTATTGCTGCAGATTGGGGCTCTTCTTCTTATCGAAAGATAATTAGTAAAGACTACAAACAAAATAGAAAAGAAAAATTTGCGGAACAAACGGAAGAAGAACGAATAGCATTTGAAGAATTTTTTGAAGAGTTTGAAGCCAGTCTCGAAGTAATGGATGAGAACGGATATACAGTTCTTCGATATAAAGGTGTAGAAGCAGATGATATTGCAGGACACCTAGTAAAATATAAGGATAAATATCAGTTAGGAGATATTTGGCTTATATCAAGTGACCGAGACTGGGATCTAT